TCCTTATGTTGACAGTTCTCCAAAACCTCTTACCACATAATCGAAAGTTCTGTCTATGGTAGAATTAGAACTGTTAAAAAATTCTATTGTAAATCCCGTTGCACTTTTATTTGTTATAACATAATAATCACCACTAGCCAAATTACTTGCTGAAATTCCTATGCCTTGAATTGCTTTAAATGCAGGTGAATATGTTATTACTTTTCCATTGGTATCTGTACCACTTGAAACATCTGTTTCTGAAAACACCCTATCAGGCATATCAACTTGAACTGATAATTGAGTAATTTTTGGTGAAGATTGAACATTTGTACTTGTTAAAATTGCTTTAAATTTAAATCCTCTACCAACATAATCCCCAACATTAAATCTTTGAAATGCTGTATATGTCGGAGATGCACTTGCAGGGTCATCAGTTGTTCTTGCAATTTGTAATTCAACATTCGTATCTCCATAAGTATCAACATCACCATCAAAAACCCCACTTCTGTCATCAAAATTTCCAGTAGCATCATCAAATAAATTTATATAATCCAATCTTTCCGATAAAACAGTTGCCGTTATTCTATTTGTAAAAACTCCCCCAACATCAATATGTGTATTAAATTCATAAGTTCCAGTTGTTTGTACTGCACCACCCCCACCATCAAAAGAACCTAAAGCATCATCAAAATTTCCTGATACATCTTCAAAATCGTTGGTTGTATCTAAAACTAATGCACTTCCAATATCTACAACATTTGTTTTTGTTCCTGCAAATCCAGTATGCTGGGTTGAGGTTGCAACTTGATTTAAGTTTTTAATGCTATCAATTAATGTAATATTACTTGTTGCATTTAAAGAAGCTAACCCTAATTTATCAACTGCCCTTACAAAATATGTTCCAGTTAATGCAGGAACAGTAGCCGTATTCGCAGGTCTTGAAACTTTATCAACTAAATTTATTGCATTACTGAAAATTGCCCCACTTGTTAAAGGGCTATGTCTAATTACATAATGGGATAAATCTAAATCACTTACTGGTTGCCATGTTAAATGTGCTTCTGTTCCAACAATATTTATTTGAAAATTTGTTACATCAGCAGGTGGTTCAGTTTTACCTACCACTTGATGTTGGGTTGTAACAAAATCCGAACGGCTAACAGATGTAACCGATCTTGCCCTTACATCATAAATTGCATTATCTTCAACATTTGGTAATTCAAATTTTGCCCCTTGCCCTTTTCCCAAATTCACATAATTTGATTCTGTTGTTTTTTTCGCTTGCACCTCAAATTCAATAACAAATTTATCTGTTGCTGAAACTTCTGCAATTAATACATTGATTGCTTCTTCATTTAAACTTCTTAATTCATCTGTAACTGTTAAAACTGGGGCTTGAACTGAAAAAGGGTTTGGTAAAGTTGTATCTGGTATTTCAGCAACTTCTCTTTGTGTTCCAAATGTATAATAGGAATCTTGATGCTCTGAACATTGAAGCTGAATTGTATGGTCTGCATTTAATTGTAATGCTTGAACCCTAAAAGGCTTTGCTGAAAAACTTGGTGTTGCATGAGTTATATTAACTATATCTCCAACTGATAAATCTAATGCTGTTGCATCAGCAGTTAAAGCAACTTCTAAACTTGACCTTGACCTCCTTAAAATTATTTCTGCCATTTCTTGTGCTTGATAGGGGCTTGCAAACATTGGAAAATCAAATCTGCCCTCTAATAATAGTTCGCCATCATCAGTTTTTAAACTAGCATGACGATCTGTTGAAGTTATATTTGTTTCATCAACTGGTGGAAATTGTGCTGAATCGGATTGAAAATTTTTATCAGGATTCACAAAATTCACAATAACCCTATTAAATCTTGAATTTTTATTTCTGCTTGAAATTGTAATGCCATTTAAAATATTATCTTCTGTTAATGTTATTGATGCTGAGCCAGTTGTTTCCACCAATATTTTATATTGCCCTGCACTAAAATTTAAATATGCTCTTGCACCACTAATAAAACTTTTTACATTGTCTATTGCTTTTCTTGATGTATCTACAACAACATGGCTATTCATTAAATCAATTTGGCTTGCACCAGTAAAAGGAGTTACTTGGGTATCGCATACATCTGTTGCAGTTTGCCAATCTGCAAAATTCGTATCAAAATAACTATTTGTTATCCCCATACCAAATCTGTCATTTCTTAAATAATCTAATAATTGTAATATTGGATTTGCTGAATAAGCCCATGTTGTATTATCGTCTTTTCTATGGCTTCCACTTCCTCCAGTTACTGTTGAATCTAAATTAGGATTATATACTTTTCTACCTTGAACAACTGCTTGTACTGTTGGTAATGAACCAAATTTGTTTGGATTCCAAGTAAATTTTAAAGCTAAATAAGCTAAACCTGATAATTTATGTGAAGATGTCCATGAATCCAATTCTTGCAATAAACTTGATGCACTTTGGGTATCTGTTCCAAAATGGGGTTCAACTGTTATTAAACTTGCTGTATTTTCGGCATCAAAAAAATTTGCATCAGTGCTTGGAATTGTTCTTTGTGTGTTATCTGCTATTGAACCACTTAAAGTTAATTCTTTGTCATTTACAAATATTGATGTAATTCCATTTATTTCACCCTCACTTAAAACAATCGCCATATATAAAAATTCATTATCTGTTCCACTTGTTTCTAAAAAAACAACATTACCCCCAACTCGTCTTGTTCCATAAACAACTGGTATAAAAGAATTAGAGCTAAATTTGTTTAACAAAACCCCCTTTGCATTTTGGTCGATTTGCATTTCCCCAAAATCAGGTATTTCTGGAATTGGATTTAGCCAACCAAGTGTGTCGTCTAATATATCACCTACAAAATCAACTGCATCAGTAACATAATCTTCTATTTGCTCTAAAGGATTCCAACCACCCATTTAAAGTAATCTCCAATTTCCACCCATGTTTTCAAAACCTAATTTATGAAAAACTTTATCAATACCTAAACCACTTGTGATTGATAAAACTATGGGTATTTCTTTTGCTTCTTTTTTTACACTATCAATTAATTTTTTTACTAATTTAAAATTTCTATATTTTTGTTTTATATATATCATGTGTATTTGAATAATTTTACTTGTTGCAAAAAAATATTCACCCTTTGTAAACATACAAGTTCCAATTAATTCATTTTCCTCTAAATCTTTTAATAATAAAATTTTTCCTTTTACAATAATTGAACTTATAAAAAAATTTAATTTATATTCATCAATGTTAGGATATTTTGCATCTGCTAAATCTGTATTTTTGTATTCAACCAATAAATCATAAATATCTTTTTTATCCTCTTTTGTTGCTTGATAAAAATGAATGCTTGTCATGGTCTGCCCCATTTTATATCTTGAACTGTTAATGCTGAAAATTCCATACCTTTGTCATCACTAAAAAATCTTTTTTCTGAATTAT